CACCAGTCCGCCTGTATTTCATAGGGCCCACCCACCTCTGCACCCTTAGGGTACCTGTAAAACTTGAACTACTAGATGGATTGTTATAAAGTGTCGACACCCCCTTTTTGGGCAGATGTAACTTATATGCTGTATGTATATAATAATATCGACATAGAGTATGAGCAATTTACGATTAAAAGAAAGACTAAACGAAATCCTAGCTAATCCTAAGCTTTTGGACGCTATGACTGCTGGTGAGCAAAAAAGATTCTTTCAGTTATATAAACAGAACGAACGTTTAGAACTAAACGAGAACGCCAAAAAAGACTTTATGGCCTTTGTCAAAGTCATCTGGCCGGGGTTCGTGGAAGGTCGTCACCATAAAATTATTGCAGATAAATTTAATCGCATCGCGAATGGGACTCTCAAACGGCTGATCGTGAACATGCCGCCGCGTCACACCAAATCAGAGTTTGCTTCCTATTTGTTCCCTGCCTACATTATGGGAAAAAATCCACAAACAAAAATTATTCAAACATCACACACCGCGGAGCTATCACAACGGTTTGGTCGTAAGACTAAACAGTTGATTGACTCTCCAGACTACAAGGATATTTTTCCGGACACGGGACTCCAAGCGGACTCAAAAGCAGCCGGTCGTTGGGACACCAGTGAGGGGGGAGAGTATTTCGCAGCAGGTGTTGGTGGAGCCATCACCGGGCGGGGTGCAGATTTATTAATTATTGATGACCCGCATTCAGAGCAAGACGCACTTTCTGACTCTGCTATGGAGGGTGCGTACGAATGGTACACCTCTGGTCCACGGCAACGTCTACAACCGGGTGGTGCAATCGTGTTGGTGATGACACGTTGGTCAACGATTGACTTAACAGGACAACTCATCAAAGCACAAACAGAACCTAAAGCTGACCAGTGGGAGATTGTAGAGTTTCCTGCTATCATGGACAGCGGCAAACCAACATGGCCTGAGTATTGGAAGATTGATGAACTCGAGTCTGTGAAAGCATCCCTTGCTGTCGGCAAATGGAACGCGCAGTGGATGCAACAGCCCACGGCTGAGGAAGGTGCTATTCTCAAACGTGAGTGGTGGAGAGAGTGGAAAGAAAAGGACATACCTGATCTGCACTACATCATACAAAGTTACGACACAGCGTTCAGTAAAAAAGAAACAGCAGACTACTCTGCCATCACAACATGGGGAGTGTTCTCGCCCGACGGACAACGGCCAGCGCTTATCTTGTTGGATGCACGACGAGGTCGGTGGGAGTTTCCTGAGCTCAAAGAGATTGCACTCAAAGAGTATAACTACTGGGAACCAGAGATGGTGTTGATCGAAGCGAAGGCTAGTGGTATGCCACTGTCTGACGAACTTCGACGATCGGGTATACCTATTACCAATTATACGCCAACGAGGGGCAACGATAAACTGTCTAGGGTCAACGCAGTGGCTCCTATGTTCGAGGCAGGAATGGTGTATTACCCAGAAGACAGGAGGTTCGCAGAAGAAGTTATTGAAGAGTGTGCCTCTTTTCCGTACGGAGAACACGATGATTATGTTGACACAGTGACACAATCTCTGTTAAGGTTCAGACAATCAGGTTTGATTCAATTACAAATGGACTACGAGGATGAACCTGTTGACATAAGACCACGAGTCTATTATTAGGAGAACACTATGGCTAAACAAGGACAAACAAGAAAAGGTGGCAAGGTAAAACGAAAAAAGAAAACGTCTAAAAAAGGCGTAGTTCGTTATTCGCCTCCTCTTGAACCAAAACTGGGTGGCGGTTTTAAAAGACAAAGTAGAATTAGAATTAAAACAAGCCCTAACAAAAGAAAAGAAGAAATTTTTTATACTGGTCCTGAAACAGCTGGACGAAGAGGTGCTGGTAGAAAAGGAAAAGTTACCACTAAAGTAACTTCGACTGGCAAAACAGTGCAAAAAGTAAGAGGTAAGGCTTTGAATAAAAGATTGAAAAGAAATCTTGGAGAAAAAATAATCGGCGCAGGAAAAGACAAAGCAGGAAAACTTAAAAGACAACACTTATTTGGTAAACGTAGAAAACAAAGGACACTTTAAAATGGCAAATAAATATTTTAATCTTATTTTTGGAAAAGGGCCCAAGGTCAAACCTAAACCTAAACCAAAACCTAAACCTAAACCAAAACCAAAACCTAAACCAAAACCTAAACCTAAACCTAAACCTAAACCACGACAACAAGGTCAAACTAGAAAAGGCGGATCAACTCGTCAGATAAAAGGTTTTAAAGACTTAACCAGAGGAGAAAAAGTTGCACTTGGTGTAGGCGCAGTTGGTTCGGCAACAGTAGCGGGATTAAAAATGAAAGGCAAAGACGCTGGCGCAACTCCTGGAACTGGAGGTCAAACTAAAAAAGGTGGCGCGGCTCCAATACCTCAAAAGAAACCACTAGGTAAAAAAGGACCACAGTCTGGACCGAAGAAGAAAAAGAAACTTGCAGATCTTAGTGATAAGTTTGTAAAAACTAAAAAAGGTTTCTTGAAAGACAAAACAGGCAAAAGGGTAAAACGTCTATCTAAAGAAGAAATAGCGAAAAAGATGAAGCGCAACAGATAATGGGTAAGAAAAAAATAATTGATAAAATTATTAAAAAACCTAAGCCTAAGCCCAAGCCAAAGCCTAAGCCAAAGCCAAAATCTAAACCAAAAAAGACTAGGCCTAAAAAACCACCGGGCAGAACAAGACCAGAGCTTCGTGGTGGGGCAAAGACAAATCCTAATAATCCTATGTCAACTAGAAAAATTGCACAGGTTGCTCAAAGCAGTCTGACGGGTAGAGAAAAAACTAAAGCAATTCAAGAGGCAATAAGAAGCGTAAGGTCCCCTACTAGAAAAAGAGGCAAGTCTGATCCAGCTCGAGGTAAAGCGTTTAGAGACATGTACAGAGCAGGAAAGAGCCCTGTTCGAACAAAAGAGGGAAAAATACTGACTGATGTTTTAGGTCGTCCTATTACAGTGGTGAAGAGAAAACGAAAAAGAACAAGGAGGAGATAAAATGGTAACGAAGTTTATAAAACCTAAAAAACCTATAAAACCAAAAAAACCAAAAAAACCAAAAAAGCCGAAACCAAAACCTAAGAAAAAGGCTACAAAACTAACAGCTGCTGAACGTGCGGAGCAAAAAGAGGCAAGAGCTATTTTACAATCCTTGCCACCAGGTGTTAGAAATTCTATGCGAAAAGCCATGGCCGACAGAAAAGCAGCTTCAAAATTAAAAGATCAACAACTTAAAAAGGCAGCACAAAAGAAAGCAGAAGAACGTATGAACAAGCTCACAGGGCAGATGCTCTATGGTTCCATGCGTTCAAATACTTTTAAGCGAGGCGGAAGAGCTCGCTAATTAACACTTGCAAAAGTGCCCCAATTAAGTAAAACTTGCAGTAACTGCAATCATCATTGTCATTGCAGCAACGGTGGCTCTTGTCGTACAAACGATTGTGAGTGTCGTGTCTGTGAGCACAATGCACTTGACGAGTTTTGGAGAGGACTAGGAGGATACGATGCCCCTAACAAAAAAAGGCGCAAAAATTAAAAAAGCTATGGCAAAACAATACGGAAAGAAAAAGGGAGCAACAGTCTTCTACGCATCCATCAACAAAGGAAAAATTAAAGGGGCCAAAAAATCAAGATGAAGATGTCTGATAACAGAGTGGCGCAACTTATACAGCAATTGGATGATGCCATCATGATGGGCGACGATGATTTAATTGAACAAATAAGATCAGATTTATTTAGAGAATACGGCATTGAAAGAAGCGGCCGAGCAGAAATGGGTCTAGGTGGACTAATAGGCAAAGCTATTGGCAACGCTGTAAACACAATGATTAAACAGAAAAGAAGTCCGATAGGAAGAGCTAGAGGAAGTCAAAGCACACAATCAAAATTTTATGATGACTTTGACGATGTTGTTAGGGAGGTCGATGACCCAAGACTAGATAAACAACAACAAGACATAATAGAACAAATGATAGAAATGGGTGAAATGGACCCTTTTGCTAATGGTGGTCGTGTTGATTTACAAGCAGGTGGTATGCCAAAACCAAAACCCACAATGGGTATAATGGCTGCTAACGCTGCTAGAGGCGTGACAGGCGCTGCTCCTTTTGTCAAATCAGGTCTTGGAAAAGCTATAAATTATGGACTTGGCACTCCAGCTTTGGTTTATGACGTGATGGCAGGTCAAACAGGGGGAGCTTTTGATCCTATTTATGGAAAGTATGAGGACGAAGTGTTGTCTCCGTCAGACTTTGGTTTTGATAATGACGATCCGATTCCTGAATTAGGTGGATATAGCTACGATGAACTTGTTAATGATCCAGAATATATAGCATACGCCAAAGAAGCTGGTCTATCTCCTGAGAGATATGTTACAGAATTGATTGCTGATTATACTTTTATACCTGAGAAAGGTCCTGCTGATCCTTCCGCTTTTACCATGGATGAATTAGAGGAATATTTTGGTGACACTCCTTTCCTTCAAGACTATAAAGAAAATGTTCCTTTGGGGGACAGAGCTTCGAGAGGTTTTGATAAAGTCGTGTCTGGAATATACAATGTTTTAAATCCTTTAGGAGCGTTTGAAAGGAGTTAAATATGCCGATAGATAAAGATATGCCATTAAAAGAACAGATGAAATTTGATCTAGAGGCAGAAAACTTTTCACCAGAACAAATAGAATTGATAGAAGATTTAGAGTTAGATGAAGACGGCGGTGCCACCATATCGTTTGGTGCACAAATGCAAGCTCCACAAGGTCATTTTTCTAACCTAGCAGACAGCATGGAAGACGGTGATCTAGCCATGATTGCTGACGAATTGTTAGAAGCCTACGAGGGAGACAAAGAAGCAAGATCAGATTGGTCCTCTACTTATGCAGAGGGTCTTAGTTTACTAGGACTTAAAACAGAAGACAGAACAGAACCTTTTCCAGGAGCGTCTGGTGTCTCACATCCGTTACTTGCAGAATCCGTTACACAGTTTCAAGCACAGTCTTACAA